GGTACTTCATCCCAGCCAAACGTTCCCTTGATAACATACTCTGTTCGTCTAAAGCGTCTAGAGAATGGAGGAACGTCAATTGGATTAGCGTTATCCTGTGGGTTGCCGCTCGGCGGATAGATTAGTTCATCTAGGTCCGCATCATAGTCAACAAAGAATAGTGTTTCGTAGTTAGCCACAAAAGGCTTTAGTCGATTGTCTAGTGCAGACGAATCGTAAATAGTGTTTCCAGCCTCAATCACCCGGTCCAACTTTAGAACTCTGTGTGGTAGTGGGAGGGACTTGTTTGGCTTACCATATAGGTTAACGCGCCCCTCCCACTTTCCGAAGTTCTGACCGGTGTAGGCTTCAATAATCTTTCTGACAAATGCTTCTAGGTCGAATAGACGTTCGTCGCTTACGCCCTTAGCAACCTGTCGTAGTTGATTTAGTTCAAGATATGGAGTAACGACCTGCACGTTCATAGAGCGTTCATATGCTGAACCTTCCAGTTCAAACATAATGTCGAATCTATAGTCGTTGCTGTCGTGTACAATCTGGTAAGGTAACTTGAAGATAGTCTCACCCTCGGGGAAACCATCTGGATTAGTGTCAAGTGGAGTAATATCCGCCCCGACCTGCTCGTCACCCTTAAAGAAGGCAGCCCGAATACTTGTAGCGCCTTCCGGTAGGATTGCGCTGTAGTATTGAATGTAGCCTCTTAGAAATTCCATACCCTTATTCTACCATTACATGACTATTTAAGCCAAATGTATGTCAGGAATAGAACTCTTCGGCTTCCCACGGATCGGCTACTGAGAATCCCTCGGTTGAGGTAACTAGTTCTCTAGCCAAATCCTTAGGCATTACGACGAAGGGGTTAGACTTGGTGAACCGGTAGCCATACGCTTCATACGTAGGATTAGCACGCTTCATCTTAACTAGGACAGTCTCTTCCTTAACTGCCTCTCCGTTACCCTCGCCCTGTTCTGGATTAGTCTGTGGAACATTCTTTTCCGCCGCAGCCTCAGCCGCCGCCTCTTCTGCCTTAGCCTTTTCCTCTAGATAGTTACCTACGTCTTCCGCAGAAACACCATCCTCTTCGAACTTAGCAACGATCTTCGCCTTGCTGTCGTTGTTCTTTAGTTCTACATCGAAAAATTGGGCAGCGTCCTTCAACTGGCCCGTTGTGATATCATTAAAATCGCTCATGTATCCATTGTAACATACTGAACAGTGCCAGCGCAAATGGAAAAGCCCCTGGCTAATGCCAGGGGCCTTCCGGTGACTAGTTACCTAGCCTTTGGTCTTAGGCGTTTACCGCATCGACCTTGATGTTCTTGACAACAACAACCGCGTCTAGGTTCTCGACCTGAACACCGATACGTGTGTAAACAGTGTACTCGATTGTGTCCTTCTTAGGAACAAACTCACGGTAAACCTCGATATCACGCTTGATACCCCATAGAAGGTTCTGTGGGAAGGTTAGCCATAGTTCTGAGTGATCCTGTGAGCCAGCGCCCGTGTCGTTTAGACGACGATCCTCTAGGAACAGCGGAACTTCGTTGATTCGTAGACCGAAGGCCTGACCAACTGAGAATCCCTTAGTGTCCGGACGAACAGCCTGGTTAACACCGGCAGACGCAAGCGTCTCTGGATTGACCATTCCGGACTCGACAGCCTGTAGGCTGAATAGGTAGTCCTGAATCGCGTTCGTACCAGCGAAGAACTTTAGATCGCCTCTACGCTGCATGTAGTTTCGTGGCATGGCCTTTAGAGCCTTGCTTAGAATCGCACGAGTGATAGGCTCGCCGTTAGCATCTAGGACGTGAGCACCCTGACGGAAACGCTTTGAGTAGCCGTCGAAAGCCTTTAGGGCCGGATCGGCTGAGGCAGTGTCACCGTTAATGGCAATGTCCTCAATGTCGTTAGCCGCCTGCGTAGCCATTAGCCGCGCAATGTGGTTCTCTAGGTCTTCACCTTCAATGTTATCCTCTAGGGACTCGCTTGAAAGTTCCCAATCTAGACGCAACTTGACAGCAGTTAGTGAAATCTTGGAGAAGGTCGCACCAGCGTTCTCGCCTGTGTCAACCGCCTCGGTCGCTAGTCGAACAATTCGACGGCCAACCGCTACCTTGTCAATATCTACAGTATCCGCCTTCATACGAATCTTGCGGACCTGATCGCCAAGCACAGTCGCATCCCACATGTAGTCGATGAACTTGTTGCTCTGCTCAGCATTCATTAGGCCACCGTCGCCCTCGCCAATGCGAGTGGTCGTGACGACCTTTCTGAGTAGTTCGTTACCCTTACTCATTTATGTTACTCCTTTTCTTTGTCTTTTAATGTATTTGTTAAGTTTTAAGTTAGTTCTTGTTTTTAGTCTTCGAGAGTGTGTCGTGGCAGGAACAAGCCGCTATCTTTAAATGGACTATCTGAATCTGTCTTGCTTGGGTTAGCCGTGTGGGTAACCGTTGCTGACTTCTGCATAGCCGTGGCACCTTCTAGAGTATCCATTCGCTTAACAACCGCTTCGGATGCACTATCTAGTGTCTTCAACTTCTCGTCACTATCTTCTAGTCGCTTACGCAACTCCATGAACTTACCTTCAAACTCTGAAACGCTCTTCTGAAAGTCAGTATTGACTCTTTCGATTTCGCTCCGTAGTCGAGACTCTACTTCTTCCAACTGGTCTGACTGACCCTTTGCAAGAGAGTCAAGAGAAGCGTTGATGGAATCCTTGATGCCCTTTAGCATCTTCTCTAGGGTTGGTTACTCAACTTCCTCTGTAACGGCCTCTGGCTACGTCTCATCGATAACCGCCGCAGCCTCCGTGCTGCTCTCTTCTGTTACCTGTGACGGATCTTAAGCCTTTGGCTCTTCCTCGGTAGTTTCCGTCTCGACTGGTTCGGAAACGTCACCGCTGGCCTTTTTGAATAACTTCATATCTAAACTTCCTTCGTTTGCTCGGAACTTGGTTACGACCTCTGCTGCACCAGCAAGGTCGCCCTGCTCTGCCCAACCGATAACCTTCATATCACTTTCACAGTGCTTACAAGTTAAGACTTCTGCCTCATCCGTTTCAGCATATGCGGCGTGCTCTGAATTGTCGCAGTAGAAAACATTCTCTACCCGAGTATCAGCAACCATACCCTTTAGCATGGTGTTGCCGTCTGCGACCTTAGTAAAACTAAAGACGTTTGCCTTCTGGTTAGCGGGGTTGTCAACTAGGGATAGTTCGGTTAGATCATACTTCTTAACGAAGCGAACTGATCCGCCCTCGCCAGAGTTGGCATCCTTAACCCACTGTGTCTCTGAATCTGTAATTGCTCCACCGATTGAGAATCCTGATAGGGTACCGTCTAGTACCTTCTCCCAGGTATCCTGAGCGCCCTTAGAAACGCGGACCGTAACATAAATGCCCCGGTAAACCTTTCCGTCAGTAGCGTCGATGAATTCCTTTTCCTTGAAGTCAACCATCTTGCCTACAGCAATTGGTTGGTGCATTTCACGGATGTTACCCCGTGAGCGCGCGAAAGCGTCTCGTGAGGCTTCCGCTAGAACAATGTCACCCTGTGTATCTACGTTATCTAGGGTAGCAAAGCCGGATACTGTGCGGGACTCCTTATTTACCTTGGAGAATGGAACTCCTAGGTGTAGTGAATCGCCCTCAATATCGAATTGGGCTTTTGTAAACTTTGTCATGATTAAAGTATATCCTATAAATTTCTATATTCCAAATTTTGAATTACAATTTTCTTAATTAGTGGAATTTAGTTAGGATTACTCGTATCTCCTTCCGTCACCTTGTGGATTTTTACCTTCGGCAGCACCGACAGCCTGACCCGCTTGACGTTCAGTATCTCTCTGTCTATTCTTTGAGCCATTAGCCTTTGCGTCGGCATTCTGCTTAGGTGTTTGTTCGTACTTCTTATCTCCCCAAGGCAAACCGGGTAGACCGCGACGTGCTCTAATCTCATTAACTGTAACAAGACCAACCTTAATCTCACGATCATCGATTGCGCTCTGAATGTTTTCGTCAATAAGACTCTGCTCGACAAATTCCCAAAGGAATGCATCTGTAATCTCTCTTAGTACGCCATTTAACTTCTTCTGTAGTTTCTTTTGTAGTGGCTTGATTACTTCTGCCTTGAATGTCTTTGCCGCGTCCGCTACGACAGCCTGTGAATTACTATCGTTAGTTGCCTTGGACTTTGGTACTCTGTGTACCATGAAAATCTTTGCTTCGTTAACCTTGTCATACTTGTCAAAGGAAAGGTCTACCTCGCCCGCCTCGATTGGCTTGATTTCTAGAGAAACCTTTCTACGATCTGTGTCCGCAGGTAGCGGTACAAATAGTGATCGGTGGGCAGAGCCTGAACCCTTGAATCCTGTTTCAAAGAAGTTCAATAGTCTCTGCTGGGCGTCGCTCTTTAGTTCAGCACCCTTTAGGATGATGATGTGACGTGGTACAGCCTTATTCTCAAAGTACTCTAGGTTATACTGAGAAGCGAACTCGCTACCCGCTACCGCGTTCTTTGCTGCTACGATAGATGGGATGCCGTAGTATTCGCTTGTAGGACTGTAGTAAGACCAGTGAATGATTTCGTTTGGTAGTGGATCATCTGTAACCCCCGGATTTCCCCGGTCACCAAAGTTATTGAAGAATACAACTTCTCTGTTGTTTGCCAGTTGTACGAAGCCGTCTCTCCGCGCTCTAATTCGAATAGTCTTAGCAGGAATGTGTCCTAGGTAATTAATTCTACGGTAACCGTTCTCGTCTGGAACTGCTACACGTCCAATTTCTAGATAACCATTACCTAGTGATTCTAGGTCAACTACGACCTTGTAAAGAATTTCGTCCAGTGATTCATCCTCATTCATAAGGTCTACCTCTTCGGCTACGCGCTCGCGCAGGCGTGTAATCTTCTCACGCAACTTATCGCGGTCTGCGTCGGTTGACTTGGAATCTAACTTACGCTTTGTTGAAGGTGAATCTACTAGGTTAACCCCTAGACCTACAGCGTTTGATGCCTTGATGTGCACTGCCGCAGCGTGCGCCGGGGACATGTCCATTAGTTCTGCTAGATACTCTAGGTTGTATGGTGGTTCAACTAGTTCTAGGTAGTTATATGCAGAGGCGTCTCCCTCAATGCGCTTAGAACCTGTATAGTCTGGACTTAGCCCGCGAACCTTCTCTAGACTTTCTGAGAATAGGTCTACGTCGCCCTTTGGCTTTGCACGCTCGTTGTTAATACCTACGACCTTAGCCATAGGAACTACTTCTGAACCACCTGAACCCAATGTAATACTTCCACTCTTGATATTAGTTTCCACTCTTTAGCCTCTTAATGTCGTCCTTTAGGGCACCCGGATCGAATGGGTCTGCCAAAAGGCCCGCTTCTTGACGTGCAACCTGATCTTCGTACTCTGACTGTGTTACTAGACGAGCACCTGATCGGAATTCAACCTTGATGTTATCAAAGCCATGCTCCTTAGCCGCAATGCGCAGGGCTGCAATAGCCTCGTGCTTCTTGGTTAGAGTGCCCTGAATACATAGGTGATCCCGGTCTTCATTAACGATGTACTTTCCATCGCTGTCTAGGGCTACAAAGATGCCCCAATCAAATTCGTGTACTACTTTAGTTGCCATGTACTAAATTGTACCATCTATTTCAACTTTTCACAAAATTACCAGATAGCGTCTGACAATTTGGCTACGGAATTGCTAATGATAATATCATTTGATACTTCAACCGGTAGGGTAGCGCTACCAAGATATGCTCGATACAGTGCTGAAATTTCTTGGGTTGTTAGTGTAGTTTGATACACAGCAAGATTTGCTACCGTTACTCCATTAGTTCCCGAAATAGTAAATGGATCAATGTTGGAGCCACTAGTCAAAGTAATCATGTTCCAGTGACCGTTGCCTGAGTAGTCTCCTGAATAGGCTACTGCATTATTGATGTACTTGGTGTAGGTGCCTGGAATCGTCAGTGCCGCGCCGGTTGGTCCGTAGTACCAGAATGTAATTGATCGGATAGGCTCTTCATCTGTATCTGAAATAGACAACTGGCCTCCCTCTAGGAATACTGTTCCTTCACT